CGGCTCCGCGCGTTCGCCCGCGAACGGTTCGCGTGGGACAGGTACGTGAAGTCGTACGCGACGCTGCTCAACGGGTTCGACGCCCTGTGGGACGCCGATGCCAAGCCCCACGTCCAGCGCCGCCTCGACGCGTTCTACCGGTCGCTCCGACCCGGCACGTACCCACTCGACGTGCTGGTCAAGGCGTACCGCAAGGCGACCGGCATGGCCGACCAAGCGGCCCCGAACCGGCGCATCCTCCACGACACCGTGCGGGCGGGCGGGCAACTGACCTTCACGTCCGACAAGGCCGGGGACGGCATCGGCATCCGATGGCCGGGGTAGCCGTCGTCCCCCACCTCTACGACGTGAAGTGGTCGCGGGACCTCAACCGCGTCCTGACCGGCGAGTTCGGCACCGTCACCCCGTACCGGCACGACTCCTACCTCCCCGCCCGGTCGCTGCAGCACGCGTGGATGGCGAACGCCCTGCCCGTGATGCGGCGGGACGGCTACCGGGTGGCCCTGTTCGCCAACCTCTTGGAGGACTGGACCCCGGACATCGTGAAGGCCACCGGGGTCGGCTCCGTGGTGGGCATCGTCCACGGGTCCAACTTCCAAGCATCCGAACCGGGGGCGACCGCCCGCCTACGCACGTACGAGCGGGCCGTGGCCGAGGGGGCGACGGTCATGGTGGCGACCCATTGGCTGGCCGAACAGTTGCCGTACCCCACGACGGTCGTGGGACTGCCCGTGTTGACAGCACGCACCACCCCGCGCACCGGCACCGACATCCTGTGGAACCACCGCCTCTCGTCCGAGAAGGGCGTGAAGGAGTTGGTGGCGCTCCCTGCGTCCATCCGCGCCCGCATCGTGGTCACCGCCCCCAAGTTCGCGGCGGTGTCCGTGCCCAAGGTCCGCGCGGCCATCAGCCGCGTCTACCTCGGCCTCCCTGACGCTGCCTACATGGGCGTCGTGGACGGGTGCGGCTACGGGTTGTCCACGTCCCACTACGACAACTTCGGCTACAGCGTGGCCGACGCCACCATGCGGGGCCTGTGCGTGTTCGTCCCCGACACGTACGAGACTGCCTACCGCGAGACCATGCCCGCGGACCTCCGATACCGGGACGCCGCCGACCTCGCGGAGCGCATCGACCACTACGACCGGCACCCGGACGAACGTGCCGCGGTGGTCACGCGCGCGCAGGATGGGTTCGCCCGGTTCGCCCCCGACCGTTGGCTGGAAGCCGTCCGGGTTGTGGTGACAACTTAGGGAGTTGACGGACTGTCGCGCCCTGTCATACCGTCGGCTCACGGCACCCGCCGAACACACGGAGACCGACCGATGCAGACCGCGACCACCAACGACTTCTGGACCCGCATCCGCCGCGAGGACGCCGCCGCCGATGCCCACGGCGAGGGCCGGTCGTGCGGTCACGAAGACTGCGACATGGAACCCTGCCAGTTCCCCATCGTCCGCCGGGACGCCATCCGCGCGGACAACCGCGGCGGGTTGGTCGCGGAGGCGTCCACGCTGGGCCTCGCCCCCGGCGCGTGGCCGTTGGTCATCCGGGTTCCCGACCGGTTCGGTGCCCTGCTCGACTTCGACCGCCTGTCCATCGACCGCGACGACGACGGGGACGTGATGATGGTCGAGTACGCGCGGCACGACCGCAACCGCCGCTTCGTCATCGCGGTGCTGAACGACTGACATGACAACTTAGGGAGTTGACACAAGCCCCGTGCCTGTCGGAACATCGGCTTGCACGGGGCACCCCGCCCCGACAAGGAGACACCGATGGCCCGCCTGACGATTGCCGCCCTCACCAACGAGACCCGCGGCTCCCGCTTCTTCGAGTTCCACAGCGGCGACCACTTCCACTTCGCGGGCACGTACGCGGTGGACGTGGACGACGACCTCATGGGCACCCCCGAGGGGTGGGCGCTCGTTGACGAGGCCATGTTCGCCATCGGCAACCGGCAGCGGCCCGACGCCAACGGGACCAACTGGCCCGCGTTCGTGCGGTCCCTCTCCGTGGCCGACGCCCTCATCGTGTTCCCCGACGTGCGCGACGCCTTCTACGAGGCTGACGTGACGGTCCACGCGGTCGAGAACTTCGGCTTCCGCGCTCACCCGTGCCGCCTGACCGTGGACGACGACGGCATCGTCCTCACGATGCGCCCGCGCTGACCCACCCACCCACGGGGGCCGGGACACCGGCCCCCACCACACCCCGCAGGAGACACCGATGGACCCCCGCCCCAACCTCATCAACCTCCCCGCCGCCACGTGCAGCGTGTCGGGCATGAACTTCCGGTGCAGCGAACCGGCCACCCACCGCCTCATCGACTCGATGGGCGACATCCCGCCCGCGGACGTGTGCGCCTACCACGCGCACCGGTTCACCCGGACCACCCGCGGCTACCGGCACAACCCCCGCCTCAGCGCCATCGTCCGCTGAGCGCCCCAAGGAACGACGGAGGCACCCCATGAAGGTCATCGGCATCCACGGGGAACCACTCCCCGGCATCCCCACGCCTCGGTTGGCTCAGGCGGGCGGGGGCAAGGCGTACTTCGTCCCCAACACGTCCGAACTGTCGCGCGACCGCCTCCCCGGCGTGTGGTACCTGTACCAGCCCGAGCAGGGGTACGCGCCTACGGACGGGTCCGAGGTCCGGTTCGTCCGCGTGGTGGACGCGACAACTTAGGGAGTTGACGCGGTGTCGGGTGCTGTGGTCCAATCGTCTCACGGCACCCCCGCCGCCCGCACTCACCGGAGGCACCCGATGGCCCGCAACACCACCACCACCGCCACCTTCGCGGAGTACGCTCCGTTCTTCGCGGCCTCCCCGGCCACGGCCATCTCCGTCGTTCACGGGGACACGTTCGCGGTCGTGACCCGCGACGGGCACGTCATCCCGTGCGAGTCCGAAGCCGAGTCCGCTCGGGTCATGGAACTCCTGACCCGCCCCGGCGCGGTCGTGGACGATGCGGCCCTGTTCCGCTGCACGTGCGGGCGGACGGTCCGCCACACGTCCCCCGCCAACGGCTACGACAAGTGCCCGTGGTGCAACACCTTCCCCTCCCCGGACCTCGGCGCGACCATCGACCGCTTCCACACCGGCCATCGGTTCTGGGGTGGCGACGACACGGACTGGCGCTGCATGGACTGCGACACCCGCCACCACTCGCATCGCAAGTACGCGGGCGACGCGGACTACGCGTGGACCGTGGACCGCGCGGCCAAGTCGTACGCTGACACGCCGACCCTGTAGCATCCCCCGCGGCGGACCCCCGGCATCCCCCCTGCCGGGGGTCCCGCCATGTCAGTCGCCTGACCGCCGCGCCATGATGCGGAGGCAGGACTCGCACGTCTTGCCCGACGTGGGCACGTCGTCGGACACCCCCGCATTGGGCGCGATGTAGCGCCCGCACAGCGTCGTCACCACGAAGGCGCGCGAGGGGATGACCGCGTGCCATGACCGGATGCGACGCCACACGTACCTGTCCACCATCAACCTCCTACGAACGCGTCGAGACAGGCACGGCACACGGGGGCGAACACCGGGGGACCATGGCGACCGGATGAGGTCGGGGCATGGTCAGGCACCCGCACCCCACACAGGGGGCGGTGAGCGATGACGATGTGCCACGTGCCGACCATCACCCACGACCCCCGCGGAGGAACATGGGCCTGAGCGCCACGGAGCGCCGCGCTGTTCATGGGGGCATAGTGAATGGACCCGGCCAAACCTACAACCCGGCTCCGTTGACGAGGCGGGCGCTCCGGGGACATCATGCGGACGCCATGGCACGACCCACCGCACTCACCCCCGACACGGCCAAGCGCATCATCGACGCCATCCGGCTCGGCAACTACGCGACCGTCGCCTGTCAGTTGGCGGGCATTGACGACGCCACCTTCTACCGCTGGATGGAGCGTGGGGAGGACCACGATGACGGCACACCCGGCGAGGAACCGTTCCGCGAGTTCCGCGAGTCCGTCAAGCGTGCTGAGGCGGAAGCCGAGGCCATGGCGGTCGGGACGTTGGTGGTCGCCAGCCGGAACAACGCCTCCGACGCCCTCCGGTTCCTCGAGCGACGGTATCCCAAGCGGTGGCGACCGCAGTACACCACCGAAGTCACCGGGGCCGACGGTGGACCCGTCGCCATCGAGATTGCCCGCACCTTGGAGGGGATGAGTGACGCTGACCTCGCTGCCGTCCGACGAACGCTCGCGGGCGCTGTTGGCGGACCTGTTGACGGCGGAGGAGACCCGACGGGCGAGGATTAGGCGGTACGACTGGCGCGGGGAGCGGTGCGTCCACCACACCCCCGAGGACCCGTACATCGAGGGGTTGTGCCAGCACAGCCGACCGCACCAACGACTGCCCGGTGGCGGGTGGCGGGTGTGGGCCATCATGGCGGGCCGGGGATGGGGCAAGACCCGGACGGGTGCCGAGGCGGTTCGGGAGTGGTCCGAACGCTACAGCCGCATCGGCCTCATCGCGGCCACCAAGGGCGACGCGCGGGAGATTATGGTGGAGGGGGAGTCGGGCATCCTGTCCGTGTTCCCACCCGACCGACCGGCGCGGTACATCGCCAACCGGCTCAGGTTGGAGTTCCCATCGGGGTCCATCGGCACCATCTACACGGCGGACGAACCCGACCGCCTCCGTGGCCCTCAGCACACCAAGTTGTGGGCGGACGAACTGTCCGTGTGGCGCTACCCCGAGGCGTGGAACATGGCGATGCTCGGGCTGCGGTTGGGGGATGACCCACAGGTCATCGCCACCTTCACTCCGAAGCCGACCCACCTCGTCAAGGAGTTGCGCGACCGCTCCAAGTTGGAGTTCGACCCCGCGGGACGTGTCATCCTGACCCGCGGCTCCACGTACGAGAACGCGCCGAACCTCGCCCCGTCGTTCCTCTCGGAGATTGTCCAGAAGTACGAGGGGACCCGGTTGGGTCGGCAGGAGTTGCACGCCGAGGTCTTGGAGGACATCGAAGGTGCGTTGTGGTCAACGGCCCTCATCGAGCCGTTCCGGGTGGCGGTGGCCCCGGACATGGCGCGCGTCGTCGTCGCGGTTGACCCGGCGGTCACCCATGGCGAGGACAGCGACGCCACGGGCGTCGTCGTGGCGGGCAAGGGAGTCGATGGGGACTACTACGTCATGGCATCCGACGAACTTCGGGTGTCCCCCGAGACATGGGCGCGGCGGGTCCTGTACCAGCACGACGCCATGGCGGGGGACTGCATCGTGGCCGAGGTCAACCAAGGCGGGGACATGGTGACGTTGACGCTCCGCAACGTGGCGGACGGTCGGTCCATGCCGCGCATCAAGACCGTCCACGCCAAGAAGGGGAAGGTGCTGCGGGCCGAGCCGGTGGTCGCGCTCTACGAACAGGGGAAGGTCCACCACGTCGGGCGTCACGACATCTTGGAGGACCAACAGACCTCGTTCCCCGTTGCCAACGAGCACGATGACTTGGTGGATGCGGTCGTGTACGCTCTCAGCGAGTTGTCGGAGCCGGTTCGACGCATCACCGCGTACTAGGATGGGCGCATGACGGACGACAAGGCGGCACCGGTTGACCAGCCCCTTCTCGGCGTGGTGGTCACCGTCGACTTCAAGGTGAGCGGGCACAAGTCGAGCGAGGGCGACGGGCGCACCGCGGCGGACATCGAGCGCGAACTGCGCGAACAGGAGGGACCTCGCACATGGGACTCAACGCCACCGGGCTGAACCAGATGCTGGACGCTCTTGACGAGACGCCAGCGGCCCCCGCGGCGGGCATCGGCTACCTGTCGCTCCACACCAACGCAGTCGGGTCCGGTTCGGGCGGGGAAGTGACCGGCGGGACCCCCGCGTACGCGCGCAAGGCGGTCACGTGGAACGCCGCAGCGGGTGGGTCCAAGGCCATCAGCGGAACTGCCGTGTTCGACGTTCCGGCCACGACGGTCGCTCGCGTCGGCCTGTTCTCGGCGGTCACGGGCGGCACGTACTTCGGGGATGCCGAGGTCGTGGATGAGGTGTTCGCCGCTCAGGGCACGTACACCGTCACCGCGGCCACCATCACCGTCACCTAACCTGACGGGGGCCTGACCCCATGGCAACCGTCACCGCCCGAGGGTCCACGCACACCACGACGGCGGGCAACAAGACCGTCACGGCAACCCCGGCAGCGGGCGACCTCATCGTCGTCATCTGCCGTAACTCCGGGCGCACGGTTGCACAGGCTCCCACCATCACCGACAACAACTCGGGCGGCGCTGGCACCTACACGCTGGTCGCCTCGGCCACCAAGAACACGAACGCCGACTCGACGTGGGTGTTCATCCGCACGGCCAAGATTGTGACCGCTGCCTCGACTGTGTTCACCATGACGCAGACGGGCGACACGGGTGGCGGGCTGGACGTGTTCAGCGTGGCGGGCATGGAGCGGGTGGGGTCGGGCGCGTTCGTCAAGTCCGCCAAGCAGGACAACGCCGCAGCGGGCACCCCATCGGTCACGTTCGGCTCGGCGCTCGCCACGGGCAACCCGACGCTCGGCACAGTCATGAACGGGACCAACAGCACCACCACGACGGCACCGCCGACCGGGTGGACCGAGTCCTACGACAGCGGCTACAACACCCCCGCCACGGGCCGGGAGTCGGTGTTCCGCAACAGCGGGTCAACCGCCACCACGGTCGCGTGGACCGCCGCCTCCGCGTCCGCGTTCTGCTCCCTCATGGTCGAACTGGACGCGCGCCCCTCGCGTTCGTCCGCCATCACCATCACCCACGCGTCGAGCACCAGCGCCGCGCAGCGCAAGGGAGCAGCGTCGGCGGTCACGGTCGCGCACACCTCGGCAGTCACCCCGACGGGCCGGAAGGGCGCATCGTCCGCGGTCACCATCACGCACGCCACCGCCACGTCCCCCACGGCGCGCAAGGACGGACGGAGCGCCACGTCCATCACGCACGCGTCCAGCACGTCGGCAACGGGCGAACGCACGCGAGGCGGGGCCATCACCATCGTCCATGCCTCGGCGGTCACGGTCACCGGGCGCAAGGGAGGGCGCAGCACTCTCTCGGTCGCTCACACGACGGGCACGACGGCAACCGGGCGCAAGGGCGGACGGTCAGCCATCGCGGTCACGCACGCCACCTCGTACACGTTCGTCGCTAGGAAGGGTGGCAGCGGCTCCGTCGCTGTCTCGCACGCCACGGGCACGTCCGCGACGGGCCGGAAGGGTGGCGTCGGGGCCATCACCATCGCGCACACCACCGCGACGACGGGCACCGACTTCAAGGGAGGGCGCGGAGCCTTCTCGGTCACGCACGCCTCCGCGACAGCCGCCACGGGCGAACGCGGCGGGGATGCCCGCTTCGGCTCGTTCGTCGTCACGCACACCACGGGCGTCATCGTCACGGGCAGGAAGGGAGCGTCAGGCAGCGCCGCGCTCACGCACGTCACGGGCACATCGACGGAGGGCCGCAAGGACGCACGGAGCGCGGTGACCATCGGTCAGGCGTCCACCACATCCGCTGACGGGGCAACGGCGCGCTCCGTGGCCCTCGCAATCGCTCACACGGTCCTGACGGCGGCGGTCGGCATCCCCGGCATCATGGCGCTCCGGTCGTTCGCCACGGTGGGGGACTCGGCCATCGCTCCAAGTGCCTCCCTCGGGGAGCGTGTCGTCGGCCCCATCGTCACGGTCGGGTCAAGCGTCATCGGCCCCGGTGGACGCAAGGCATCGGTGGGTGACGCCACCGCTGGTGCTGCTAGGCTTTCGGTCGGCGGGGCGTCAACGGATGGCACCACCGTAGGAGACTCATGATGGCGGGCTACTACGACGTTGGCGATGTGGTCCGCGTCAACGTGAACTTCAAGGGCGACACCGGCCCCGACGTGGACCCGTCGGTGGTCACGCTGTCCATCTGGCACCCGGACGGGTCCATCACAGACCACGTGTACGGGACGGACCCCGGTGTCATCAAGGACAACGTGGGCGACTACCACTACGACATCCTCATCGTGGCCGAGGGGCTGCACCAGTACCGCTGGGTCGGGTCGGGCGCGGTGGCACCGGGCGCGGGTGAGTCGTCGTTCATCGCGCGGAGGACGGTGTTCGCATGAGGTTCGTGGACCGCATCCGCTACGGGTGGAAGGCGTTCAGGTTCAGCGGGTCCGCCTCGCAGGGGTGGGCGGCGTTCCTCAACCGAACGTCCTACGACTACGCGAAGGCCGTGGGCGACGGCACCAAGAACAGCATCGTCGTCGCGGCGTTGACGTGGATTGCCCGCAACTTCCCCGAGGCACCTGTGCGGGTGCGCGAGTTCGACCCCGAAGGGGAGTTGGTCAGCACGACGAACGACGGCGCGGTGCGGATGGTCAAGTTGATTGCCCGCCCCAACGCGTTCCTGTCGGGGCCGCTCCTGTGGATGGCGACCGTCATCGACTACTGGGTCAACGGCAACGCTGTGTGGGTCAAGGTCCGGGGCGGGCCGGGTGGCGCGGTCACCGAACTGTGGTGGGTGCCGTGGACCCTCATCAAGCCGAAGTGGCCCGAGTCGGGCAACGAGTTCATCAGCCACTACGAGTACAAGCCCGACGGGTCCACCACCATCAAGGTCCCCGTCGAGGACGTGGTGCACTTCCGGTTCGGGCTGGACCCCGACAACATCCGCGTCGGTCGGACCCCCCTGACATCGGCCATCCGCGAGGTGTTCACCGACGACGAAGCGGCCAACTTCAGCGCGGCGCTCGTCCGCAACATGGGAGTGCCGGGGTTGGTCATCATCCCGCCGGATGGGGCCATCATCACCCCCGAGGACGCGGACACCATCAAGGACCGAGCCAAGCAGACGTTCGGCGGGGACAACCGGGGCGACCCGCTCGTCATGTCCGCCAACTCGTCGGTTCAGGTGCTGTCGTTCAGCCCCGAACAGATGAACCTCCGCGAACTGCGCAAGTTGCCCGAGGAACGGGTCACCGCGGTTCTCGGCGTGCCCGCCATCGTGGCCGGGTTGGGTGCCGGGTTGGACCGCTCGACGTTCGCCAACTACTCCGAGGCGCGCGAGGCCGCGTACGAGGAGAACATCATCCCCACGCAACGGCTGTTCGCGGCCACCATCGACACCCAACTGCTCCCCGACTTCGTGGGGGACGATGCGTCCGAGGGGTACGCGACCGACTTCGACATCTCCAAGGTGCGGGTGTTGCAGGAGGACCAGAACGCGTTGTGGGCGCGGGCCGGGGATGCCGCCGCCAAGGGCCTCATCACGCTGGCCGAGTTCAGGACGCAGATTGGCCTCCCGGTGGACGACGACCTCCACAACGTCTACCTGCGACCCTTCAACGTGGTCGAGGTCCCCGAGGAACACGTCATCGAGGACCCGAACGCCGAGGAGGAGGAACCGGAGGAGGAGCCGGTGGTCGAACCGGTCGAACCGGTCGAGGACGAGGCACCGGAGGACGAGGACGAGGTGCCGGTCGAGGTCCCGGTCCCGGCGTAGCCCATGGCCGAACGCATCCGCGGACCCCGTGCCGTCATCGGACCCCGGCAGTCGTTGGTGGCCCGCGGCACGGCGCGGCTGGACACGGCCTTGGCCGACTACTTCGCGGGGTTGATGCGGCGGGTTCTCCGTGCCGCTCCGGGGCGCAAGGGACACGGTGGCATCGCGGTCAAGGCCGAACCGTCCGCCGGGTGGGTGGACGACTTCGATTGGGACGAGGAGGAACGCACGCTGCGAGGCGTGTTGACCCGGTTCTACGACACGATGGGACCCGAGGTGTTCGGGGTCATCAACGCGCAAGTCAACGCCGACATCCGGTGGGACCTGTCCGAGCGTGGCGTCCGTCGCATCATGGGCCGGGTGGCGAACCGAGTCACCCGCATCAACGAGACCTCCAAGGACGCCATCCGGTCGGTGGTCGAGCGGAACATCCGCGAGGAAGCCAACGCCGACGTGATGGAGCGGGAGTTGCGCGACCTGTTGCGGTCGTGGGGCGAGTCGGGCGGGCGGGCGCACGTCATCGCCCTCACCGAGTCGGCCAACGCCTTCAACCAAGCCGCCATCGAGGGCTACCGCGAGACCGGGTTGGTCGACTCCGTGGAGGTGTATGACGGACCCGACTGCGGGTGGACCGAGCACGATGACCCCGACCTCGCGGACGGGTCCATCCGGTCGTTGACGGAGGCCGAGATGTACCCCGAAGCACACCCACATTGTCAGCGGGCCTTCGGCCCCGTAATCTCACGCGAGTAGGAGGCGGATGATGCCTGACGACATGACGGCGGGGGCCGAGGAGGCGACGGTGCCTGAGTACCGGGTCAAGGCGGGCAAGCCGCTCGACTTCAACCTGACGGAGGACGGCGAGGTCAAGGTCGCCTTCGCCACGTTGGGACGGGCCGGTGCCGAGGCCGAGGACGACATCGACAAGGACGGGGACGTGTCGCTCGTCGGGTCCATGCCGGTCGGCAAGGCCATCCCCATCAGCGCGTACGCTCACAAGTCGTGGCCCGAACGGGGCGGGGAACTCCCCACCGGGCGGGGCGTCATCGAGGAACACACCGGGCCGGGTGGCAAGCCCATCGCGGTGTTCACGGGCAAGTTCTTCACGGAGACCACCCACGGGCGGGACACGTACCTCACCGTGAAGGCGCTGGGCGACTTGCAGGAGTGGTCGCACGGCTACAAGGAGGTCAAGTCCCGGCGCGGGACGTGGGCCGGTCGCAAGGCCAACATCATCGAGCGGTTCGACGTGTTCGAAGTGTCCCCGGTCCTCGTCGGTGCCGGGACAACGCAGACGCTTGCCATCAAGGCCGACGACATGGACAATCTCGACGACGAGGTGCTTGCTCACCTGTCGTATGCCGACAATGCCGACCGCGTGCTGGCCGACATGAAGGCGTGGGTGGAACGGACGGACGAACTGGCCGCACTCCGCGCGCGTACGCGGGGGAAGGCGGGCCGTGTCCTCTCCGCGGCCAACCGGGACCGCATCAGCAAGGTGGTCACCGCGCTCCGTGACGCATCCGGCTACATCAGCGAGTTGGAGGCGATGCTGGCGGACACGGACCCCGACGCGATGCACGACCCGTTCGCGGTCGCACCGGGGAAGGCCCTTGAAGCCGAGTTCATCCGCACGCAACACCACATCCGCGACATCCTGACCGCACGATAGGAGCCACACGCACATGAGCAACCTCGCCGCCCTCCGTGAGGAGGTCATCGCGAAGCAGAAGGCCCTCGGGGCCGTGTTCGCGGCCAAGCCCGACCTCGACTTCACCGCCGAGGAAGTGGAGGACATCCGCGCCAAGAACGCCGAACTCACCGACCTCGGGGAGCGGCTGGAGCGCATGAACGAACTGGACGGCATCGCCCGGTCCGTCAAGGGCGCGTCCATGACGTACCCCACCCCCGCCCCGGAGCGCGTCAACGCCGAGCCGAAGTACAAGACGTTCGGCGAGATGTTCGTGGACAGCGCCGCGTTCAAGCAGTTCAGCGGGTCGAAGTCGCCCGAGGTCACCGTGGACCTCGAGGACGCGTTCGGTCGTGGCGCGGGGCAGTACGGCCTCAAGACGCTGTTCGACAGCACGTCGTTCGCGCCCGAGGTGGTCCGCCTCCCCACCATCATCACCCCCGGCGAGCAGCAGCCGACCATCGCGGCCCTCATGCCGTCCGGTCGCACGTCGCAGAACGCCATCGCCTACATGGAGGAGACGACGACGACCAACGCCGCCGCCGAGACCTCCGAGGCGGGGCAGAAGCCCGAGTCGGCCCTCGCGTTCACCGAGCGCACGTCGAACGTCCGCAAGATTGCGACGTTCCTCCCCATCACCAGCGAGGTGATGGAGGACGCGCCGATGATGGAGGACTACATCAACACCCGGCTGCAGCAGTTCGTCGCGTACCGCGAGGACTCGCAGTTGCTCAAGGGTGACGGCATCGCCCCGAACCTCCGGGGCCTCATCAACACCCCCGGCATCCAGACGCAGGCCAAGGG